GCTTACGCCTAACTTCACACCTGATTCCAACATAGTTTGCACTAGTTGACCCATAGGTGTTGGAAGAACCTTTAATTTACCAAATCCATTGGGACCATCCATCCACATTTCAGTAATCATGTGGCTTACACGGTCTAGGTTAATTTTTAAATCATCTGGGTGATCAACTTCACCTAGTACGCTGTAACCTTCTTGGATTTGTTTGTTAACATTACTTACAGCATCGGAAATTTCACTAACGGGGTATACTCGTTGATTGGCATTTTTAACACCGCCCTGTATGAATATACCCTTCATATAGAGATTTTTACCTTTGCCGTCAGCATTTGCTTCCGCTATAACTTCCATTCTAGCGTTGTCAAAGGTTAAATGTTCTCTTAGGTAGTTCATTAGTGATTATACCTTACCTGCACCGGATACTTTTTTCATATCTGGCTTTGTGGTCATGTTCATACTTTGGGCTTTAGGTGCTGCCATTCCTTTTTCTTCGCCACCAGCGTCGAAATTAACTGCTGTACCACCCATGTCGTTTTCACCAGCAACTACAGACTCAGTGTTTGTGCCTGCTTCTTCGCTTTCAACTGGCTGTCCAACTTTCTCCAAGTATTCACGGATCCATTCAGATTCTGTCATTTTGCGACTTTTCTTAGATTCAGAAACAGATTCTTCCATTTCTTCCTCGTCTTCGTCTTCGTCGTCCTTGGCTTCCATGGTAGGCATCATGCCCATTTCTTCCATTTCTTCCTCGTCGCCGCCCATGTCCATATCCATGTCACCTTCTTCTTCGCCGCCTTCGTTGTCGCCCATCAAAGCATCAAATTCTGCTTTAAGTTCGTCTAGTGCGTCTTCAAGATCCATAACACGGTCTTCTAGTTCTTCGTCGCCGTCGGCTTCATCGCCTTCTTCGCCGCCTTCGTCATCCATGTCCATTTCAACTTCTTCGTCGTCCATTTCCATGTCGTCGTCTTCGGCTTCGGCCATACCTTCTTCGTCTGAAGTGATTTCGTCTACCATATTGGCAACTTGATCACCACCTACTTCTTCAAGGTCTTCTTCATCGATTAATGATTCGTAGATTTCACGGCTCTTTTCTACAACGATGCTGTGGAAAAGTTCACGTGCTTTGTCTTCATCTTCATTAATGATGTACTCAATTAGTTGTTCATATTTGCTCATGTGTTCGTTCCTTATAAAAAAACCATGGTTTTAAATTCTGTATAGTTATTTACAGAATATACGTATTTTATGGGTTAAATGGGTGTTTTTTGAATGATTTTGACGACTAATTATAGTCCTAGCCCGCCGCCAGCGGCTTGTTGCGGTGGTTGATACTGCTTTGACACTTTGTCCAGCATCTGTTCATGCTCTAGTTTACGTGTGTCGTTCATGGCACGTAACTTGTTTAATCTATCCAAAGTCAAGCGAGTTTTACGTGTGTCAGTGGCACGAATAGCAGTGTTATCATCTTTTTCAGAATAATAACCGTCTGGTATTTTTTCGTAAAGTTCAAGCAAGTTCATATATGTATTTACTAATATTTGTTATATTGCGGGTGCTGCGCCTGCACCAGCACCGGCTGCTGCGGGAGCTGCTGTAGCAGGACCACCTATAGCGCCGCCGCCTTCTTCTGGCGGAAGTTCAGGAATTGCCGCGGCTTCTAAGTCTGAATCCAACCCACCCGGACTGATACCCACACTACGCAGTCCTGCTTGGTCCACCGGTGCTTCTGCACTGTCTCCTTGTTCTTCACGCCACATGCGTTCATTTTCTGCCATTTCTTCTTCGGTTAGACCCAGGTAACGTGTCAACAAGAAACGCTTGCTGAGATATGGATACTGCTCTAACTGTGTGAAACTGCCGATTCTAGCACCGTCGACTTCTGCTTGTCTATAACTGGCAAAGTTCTGTGGTTCGTTAAACTGTAAGTCAAACAGATTAGCATCGATATTAATACCACGCCAACGCAGGAAAACTTTAAACTCTTGATCAAGTTTTTCCACAATCATACGCTGTAAACGCATGCAGTACTGATTAAAACGCCATTCCTGAATAAGTGCAGTGCCTACTCTGCCATCACTGAATGTATTAGGATTGCTGGTACCATCGTCAAGTCCTGTGGGCAAATATGCAGCTGGAATACGCAGACCTCTGAACAGTTTGTTGGTAAAGAAGTGCAAGTCTGTGATTTCTCCTAGGTTTTGACCACCTGGCAGGGGTTCAACACTACTGCCTCTGCCATCAGCAGTGACTGGAAAGAAAAAGTCTTCGTTGGTACTCAATGGATTGTATGTAGCATCCATCATGTTTTGGCCACCACCTGTTTGTGTGGGAATTCTGCGTTGGTGTACTTCGTTTTTGATACGTTCCACAAACGCCATGGCCATGTGGCTGGGCATATTACCTACGTCAATTTTAAACACTCTGCGTTCTGGAGCACGCTGCACACGATAGATAATGATAGCGTCTTCCAACAGTTCTTTTTGCTTGAAAACTTTGAACACATTCTCTAACACTGAATTACCAAAAGGCCAACTAAAGTCTAGGCCTTCTGTCAAACTCATATGCACAATGTGTTCAGCGTTTACTGTGGTTTCGTTCTGTGCATGGCTGAAACGTGTGCCACCACTGTAGGGAGTTGCTGGCTGGATATAAGCACCGCTGGGTCCACCTACCTGTGGATGGTTAACTGCTACATCACTGGCGTTTACAGTGGTAGCAGTCAAGTTCATAAAGTTGGGCTGTAAGTCTTTGATCACGTACTGCTCAGGCTTTTTGCCTTCGGCTTCGTTCACAATAACTTTAGTTACTTTACTCATTTCAACCCAGAACAGTTTAAAAGTTTCTGGATCACGAATAAAAACTTGATCTCCGTACTTGATGGTGTTACGGAACATTTTAAAGATACGCTTGTTTAATTCGTTTAAACTGATCCACTGTTGCAACTGTTCTGAAATAATTTTTACTTCACTGTCAGTGGGCGATTCTTTCCAGAAAAATTTAAATGGACTGCCGTTTTCGTCGTTGGTCTGTGTACTGAATTCACTTAAAATATCCAAGGCCGCATTGACTTCTGAATCCATGTCCATTTGTTCATATTGGTTGTAGCGTTCAATACGATTGGGGTGTCCAATGTAGACTTCTGGCAAGTTACTTTGGAAGTTTCTATAGTTAAAAGTGTTGGACTGACCGCCGTTGTTGCTGATTGGACTCAGTGCACCACTGGTGTTTGCGGTTCTAAAATATTTTTTCCAGGCCATTAATTATCTCTCAGTTAGATATTTACCGTATTATGCTGTGTTGCGACTTATTTGCTGCAAATGTCTATTCATGTCATTCAACAGTGCTACTTGTTGATTAAACTGTGCATCATTTTGTCTTGTTTCAATAGGACCTTGGTTAGCAGACTGTGTAGTACCAGCACCTGCACCAGCACCAGATCTATTTTGGACAGGTCCACTTGCAGTACCAGGTTCACCTTCTGTTTGAGAACGTTGACTTTCAGTGGCACGTTGTTGTTCTCTTTCATATTCAGGTATAAATTTACGTATTAATTCAGAAAGTTTATCTAGCCCTGTGGACAAGGCCTTGGCAGCATCCAAACTGTATTTGACAATGTTGGCAGTCTCCGGTAAACCCTTAATTGCAGTATTTTCTAGTCCACTCTTTAACTTTTGAAGTTCACGATTTATGTCATCAATGTTGTTGGTAAATTTTCCTTGTATGCCAGCCAATGAGGCTGCAGCGGCCGCTGCTGCTTTGACGGCATCATTATATCTGCTGCTTGCTGTGGTTATTTCGCTCAACACAGTGTTTAATTGATTGAAAAGTTCAGGTGACCTGCCTACACTGGACAAAAACAATTCATACCCATACTCTTTTTGCAAGGCTTTTCCTGCCTGTCCCACATCTTGCAGCAGCTGAGCCTGTCTTTTCTTAAATTCTTCTGGTGGCAAATCTTTTAGTGAAACCAGTTCTCTGATCTTGTCAGTCAGTGGTCCTGCCACGGCTTGTAAACGCAGATTGTTTTTGCTGGTAATATCTGCTCCCACTGCCTGGGCCGCAAACAGTTCTTCAGCATAAGCACGAGCCTGTGGAGTAAGTTGACTAAAGGCACTGGTCAAATTGGTCTGGGCATTGCTTGTGGCATCAGCCATGGCGTTTTGAAATGCTGCACTTTGAGCACGCTGTCGCATTTCGTCCCTGATCTGTTGTGTGCTTTTTCCAGTGAGCAAACTTATTTCTTTTAAATTAAGCAAGTAAGGTTCTGTGCTTTTGGCAAGAGTATTGACATTTCTTGACTGTCGAATACCCAACGATTCCTGTAGTGCTATTGTGTCGATCAGTTCAGTGTTGAGACCTTCAAACCCACCAAAGATAGTGCGTAGGCCACCGCTCATTAAATTGCCAGCGCTGACCACTCTTGTGGCAGCTTGTTCAGTGTTGCCGCCCAGCAGTGCTAAATTTGATGCTTGGCCACTGACAATGTTTGTGAAAGTACTCAAGGCTATACCGCCAGCACTGGCTGCTGCTTTGGCCTGTTCCAGGCTGGCTCCAAACACAAATCCTGCTTTGGCCAGACTGTTGAAATTATTGACCAATTGTTGTGTTTGTTCAAGTTGAAAATTAATAGCACCTTCAACTAATCTGATTGTGCCCTGAGCCAGTTTACCAAACGCCTTGGTAACACCCCCAATTATTGGCATGAATTTTGTGAAACCGTTTATGACGTCTGCTCCAGCACCCACAATGCCACTCAGTGTGTTTGCTGCCAAAGCCACAACGGGTTTGACAGCAGTAAAAGCATCGTTGGAACTTGCCACTGCACTGGGAACTGTGGTCATGCTCATAATAACTGAGCCAGCTGTGTCAGCTAATCGTTTGAAGCCTCCCACAATGCCATCAGCAGCAGCAACTGCTCGTTGTTTGGCTGCGGTGTTTTGATCCTCTGACAGTGCGGCCGCACCGGCGCTGCGTGCTAGTTGTAGTAAACGACCCTGAACAGTAGAGGCTGCGCCGCTGAGTTGATCAGTTCCTTTAAGAAACCGTTCAATATATTCTTGTATCTCTTGTTCATTCATATTTTAATTCTGCCAGATGTCCAGATATAAGTACATTTAATATATTTATGGTAATTTTACCACCCATACTATGAGTTCAAATCCGTTAAAAAATCATTTCAGACAACCACAACTGTATCTCAAACTGCCCAGTCAAGGCAAGTGGTGGCCCAAAGACAGCATCGACTGGCCTGTCACTGGAGAACTGCCAGTTTTTAGCATGACTGCCAAAGACGAACTGGCGCTCAAAACTCCAGACGCATTACTCAACGGACAGGCCACTGTGGATGTGATACAAAGTTGCGTACCCAACATCAAAAATGCTTGGCAGACTCCAGTGGTCGACATAGATGCAATTTTGATTGCTATACGACAAGCCACGTATGGCAATGACATGGAATTTGTCAGTGTTTGTCCAAACTGCAACAACAGGAACGAACATGTGGCTGATTTGGGTTATTTGAGCAGTGCTCTTGAGACTCCCAATTTCAATGAAAAAATTCAAATCAACGATTTGGAAATTTCAATACAGCCCAACAACTTTGAAACTTTCAACAAAAACAGTATTAGAAATTTTGAAGAGCAAAGACTGATTCAAACTGTGGCCAATGACAACATCAGCGACGAAGAAAAAATGCTACAGTTTTCAAAAATGTTTAACACACTGCTGAATATCACAGTCGAGCAGGTGGCCGCCAGTGTGATCATGATCAAAACTGCTGACGGACAAAGAGTCACAGACACTGACCACATTTTTGAATTTTTTCAAAACTGTGACAAAGAAATTTTCAATGCAGTCAAAGATCGTATTGACAGCATTTCCAAAGACAACAAACTTTCAAACATAGAAGTACAGTGTGAAAACGAACCTTGTAAACATCAATACAATGCTCCATTGATTTTTGAGTTATCAAGTTTTTTCGGCTAAGGCTTTTGACTTTGCCTAACGAAGAAATCGTAGCACTGGTGGACAGTTACGAAAAAGAGTCAAAAGCCTTAAGAAAGTCCATACTGACTATGTGTTGGTACATGCGTGGCAGTATCAGTTTTGAAGAAGCCATGATCATGGGTCACTATGATAGAGAAATCATAAACGAAATCATTGAACAAAATCTAGATACAGCAAAGACCACTGGATTACCGTTTTTCTAATGGGGTTATAAGTATCAGTTTTTGCAATTTCAAAAACTACCTTACTAAAATTATAAGCATACTGCTATATAAATTTACTGTCTAAGAAACAGTAAAGGAGAAAAGTAATGGAAATATTACAAAAAGTA